ACCTAATGCTAATTTTTTAATTTCATTTTCGTCATCATTAATTCCATATATTTCATTTAATGCAGCAGATCTTAAACTTGCTATTCCACCCATGTCATAACCTATTCTTCCACCATCAGCTGCATAACTAGTTGGTTGTAAAAAAGGAAACATTGATCTATCTAAATTTCCTCTATTAATCATTTCTCTAAAACCTTGCACTCCATTATATTGATCAAATGGACTTGATCCACGAGAGGATTGTGCCATAGCTTCATCTAATGTTGGTTGATTTTTTTCTGTTTTTTTTGTGTATAATCCACCAGCAATAGCTGGTGCAATAACAGCTGCGAACGTTCCAAGTCCTGGAGTTTTAGATTTTCCAGATAATGCATTACTTAAAAAAGTGCTTGCTGCTTCTGGATCTGTTTTTGCTAATAATTTATATGCATCGCCACTAACTACTTCTTTTATAATATCTGCTTCTGATTGTTTACTAAAACCAGGTATAAGATTTCTAATATTAACTAAATTTCGTAAATTACTTGGAGTTTTTAAACTTTTTAAAAAACCCATATTTTTTTTTGCACCAGATAAACCTTTTAATCCACCAAGATAAGTTCCACCTGCATATAATAAAGCTGCTTTACCTAAAGGTGATTTTGCAATTTTCTTAACTGCTCTAGTTGCTTTCTTAACTAACTTACCTAAGAAGTATCCTTGTCTAAGGTCCGTGATCCCTCCACCAGCGTAACTGGCTCTACCACCGTCTGCTAATCTAAATTGATCAGGAATAGAGTACCTTGAAACAAGATCATCTGGACGTAATTCAAATTTGTTTTCATCTTCTAAATCTATATCTGTTGTAATTGGTTCTGTAACTTGTGCCATAGTATTTGGAAAAATTATTTGTTGACCATCTCCATCGCCAACATTATCATCATCATCATCATTAATTGAAGGTGAAATTTTTTTATTTTTTATGTTAGATAAAAGATTTATTAGTATTCCTGTTGGAGAAATATTTTTATATAAATCTATTGCTTTTTCTAAAACAGTTGGTCTTAAAGAATCTAAATTTTGATTCATTACATTTCTACCATATTCAGAAAACTGATCGATTGCACTTCTGTCAACAGGTGCTATTGTTGATGCTGTAGTTCCTCTAGGACCTTGAAACTGATTTATAATTCCTCGTTCTCTATTGGTATTTCCATCACCTCCTCCGCTACCCATATTAGCACTTTGTGATTGGTTAGATTTATTTCCCATATCCATTCCACCACCTCTAAATGCTGTTCTCATCATACCACCATCTTTAACATCTTGTCTTGCTTCAGCTATAGCTTGTTCCATAAACTGTTGCATAGACATAGGTTCTAATCCTTGCTCTTCCATTTCAAATACATACTTTGCGTACTCTTCTTCTAGTTGAGCCATTTGGAATTCAGCCATTTTTTGCTGGTCTTCTTGTGGTGATTTAGGTCCTTGATTACCTGAGTAAGTAATTTCTGGTGCACCTGTATCTAATGATTCTAATCCTGTTTTCATATAATTTTGTATGTTAATTTAAAAAGCAGGAATTTAACCTGTGGTTTCTTATATTACCTGTTTTTGTCAGGTAAATCAAGCTATGTTGTAACTACTCTTTTCTTAACCTCAAGAGCAGATACCACCACATGTAGCCTGTTTGCTGTGGCAGCTGTTACTTTTAATACTTCACTTTCTTCCATTACTAAAGGAGCTGTAAGTAATTCTGTTGTTGCATTAGCAGATATAGCTTTAGTTTTAAAAAGACTAAATACAGCATCTGATGTGTCGGTAATTGTAATCGTTATAGTATCTGCATTTCCTGAATCTTCAGACACTAATATAGATTTTATAATAGAAGTTGTAGCGCTAGGAATTGTATATATTGTAGTAGCACTAGTTGTAGTTAAATCTTTTTTCTTATTTACAAATGTATTAGCCAAAGTAATATGCCTCCGCCTCTGCTTCTTCTTTTAAATCTTGTTGAAAAGTTGTGTTTAATTTTTGTACGATACTATCTATATCTCTAACTAAAGATTGTTGTATTTGTTGATCGTAGTTTTCTAAAGGCTGTGTTAATGATTGTACTATTCTTGCCATTATCTTCTCCCGTCTGGTTGTATATCTAATCTAAAAGTACCAAGTTTCCAAAATTGACTTGTACTTGTGTTATCTATCTTTAATGATATTGATCTTGCTCTAGCACGTGTGTCAATTTTTTGTGTACCTGATGTGACCGTAAAAGGACCAAGCGTTGAACTAGCAGATGTGTCATTAGGAAAATCTCTTAAATTTAATGTTATTCTAGCGTCTCCTGTTTGTGATAAAAAGTCAGGTATTACTCTTCTTATTTTCATCATAAATTCACCATCACCAGCAAGTCCTTGTTGACCAATATCAAAATCTCCAGATTCAATCGATGCTGTAATTGCAGTCGTTGCACCTTCTTTAACTTGGTTCAATCCTGTTTCGTGTTCAAAGTATGTTGATGTACCATCAGTGTTTCCATAAATATAATTAGTATCTGTTGTAGCAGTTGTACCATCAGAATCATATTCTGTTGCATGCGGTTTACCAAACACAGCAGAATCCTGCCACGCAGTTCTTGCTAATGTGCCAACAGTCCACACTGGTCTTTCTGGAGTAGAGTCTAGATAATTATAAGTTACAACTCTGTTAACTGTGCCTGATCCTGAGTTAGGATAAAACCACATAACTTCACCAAACAAGTTATTAAGTCCTGCATTGATATGTTGTTTAGGAATTGTATTAATATCATCATAAACATGGTCTTCAACTAAACATGGAAGAGATTCTAGCTTACCAGTATATCTAAAGAAACCATTTTCTGACATCCAATATGCAGCACCATCAACTTCAACGCAAGCATTCTTACCAATCAATCCACAGTTAGTTCCAACTTGTTGAAATGAAAATGTAAAAGGACTTCCTACAAAACGCATAATAAATAATGCTGTATCAGTCCAAACGTAAATTGCATCTCTACCTCTTAAAGCTCCTACAATCTTTGATCCATCTGCAAGTCTTTGTGTACCTGCTGTATTAGTAGCTGATGGCGCATAAGATGTTGCTTCATTAATAGATTCTTGGTCCGAGAACCTAATATACATTTCATCTCTTGTGCTTGATGTACCAATAGTTGTTTCTGTTCCAAAAAATATTAAGTGTCTATCTGGAGTAGATACTAAACTAAAAGATGATGCAGTTGGAGCGTTAGCAAGTATATTTGCTCTTGTACTTGTTCCACCCACTGGATCAGAATCCCATTCAAATGTTTCTCCACCAAATATAGTCGCAATAAGTTTATTACCAAAATTATCTAATGACCATAAACCAGGTGCTGTTACAACGTCTCCTGACGCTGCAGCATTCCATGCAAAAAATTCTGATGCATCGGTTACTGTATCACCACTTGAGTGTGACGCTGCAGTTGTACCGTTTGCTCCTCTAGTTAGTCCTGTTAAACTATTACTACTATTGCCTGTGTACGTAATTAATTCATTATTAATTAATACAGTTCCTGAAGAAGGAAAAGAAGTTGAACTTGCCATACTTAATGTTGTAACTGATGTATTAATTGAAGATGAAAGAGTCGATGTAAATTGTCCTGTTTTAAAACCACCCCAAGGTCCAAGTCCCCAACCTGTTGATGCAACTTCAGTTGCTGGTCCGACCGGATAATAATGTTTGACACGAATACCGCCAGATGTTGAGGCACCTGATCCTGATTCGCTTGAACCAACATTAATAGTTAATGTTGTAGTTGATGGTACAGTTGTTACCATAAATTTGTTGTTATCAAAATTTTGAGAATTAAAATTAGAATTTGTAATAGAGCTAAAGTTATCTAGTAATATAATATCAAATTTATTTATATTATGAGCAGATGAAAAAGTTAATGTTACAACAGCTGATCCATTAGTTGTAGAAAAAGCTGATGTTAAAGTTGTTGTCGCTTTAATTGGATGTATATCATAAAAGATACCACCCGAATAAACGTATAAAATTCTATTTGTACCCAACGCTGCATACTTAATACCTGAAGCATTAACAAAATGATGAATAGCTGTATTACGTCCTGTAATATCAACCGAACCTAATTGAGACCATCCACCTATTTTTTCAGGACTACCATATCTAAATCTAACATTGTCTCCTGCAACCCACTGACTCTCGCCGCCAGTAGATGTAACTTGTTTATTAAATCCTGGTGAAAATTTTACTTTTTGTAGCATATAATTTTAATTTTTATTATATATATACTAAAAATTAAAGATAATTAAAAGATAAAGATATTCTGTCTTTTTTACTATAATTAGGAGTAACTAGGTGCTCTATCCAAGATGGAAATAAATATAATGTGTTTTCAATAGCAGGAAGGGTCCAGTAAGAAGCATTTAACGAATTAAATTCCTTAACACTGCCTTGCGTTAAATGATAGTCAATATAAAAAGACCTTTTAAATTTTATTTCTCCGCATTTTTTTGAAGTTTTAATATAATAAACCCCAGATATTAAACAACCTGGGTGAGTATGAATAATATTTGAATCCCTATATGAATTAATATTTATCCACATATTAGAAAGCTGTACTCGTTTTTTAAATTTGAAAAGTTCACTATATTCTTGAACTGCTTCATTAATCTTTAACATTAAAGAAGTAGTTTCTTTACTAATTTCTGTTATATCAACACTTTGCCAACCACCTTGATTACTAACTATCCTACCTTTAGATTTCTTTTTTAATTTATAAGAATACTTTTGTAATTCTTTTAAATTTTCATTAAAAGAAGAAGACCCTACACCAATAGTAAATACATCCATTACTTTCATTAAATATATTTTTTTTTCAAAAATTCATACAATGAAGGACAAACAGAAACTTTATCTTTCCATTCTTGTTCTCTTATATCTAGTTGAAGTGTTCTTTCTTGTGCATCACTTTTTAAAAAATTAATATCACTAGAATAATTACCATGTTTTAATGAATTTTCATCAGTAGGAAAAAATCTCATTCCAGTTCCTATACAATCCATTCCTGCAGTTGTTGGATAATGATAATCATTAAAACACCATTGATTAATAGATTGAAAAGTGCTGTTTCCATGAATAACATTTTCATCGATATTGTATTTTCTATTTTGAATATCTCTCCAATATTTTGTATCATTTCTTATGGTTAATGCATAATGAGCGGCAACAAATTCAGCAAATTCGTGAAAAAATCTTTTACAAGACATATTAAATTGTTGTTTAACAAAATTAGATATTACCGGTCTATTTAAAATTTTAACTAATTTAACTAAAAATTCATGCACAGTTAATAAACCATTGCTTTCTAAAGGCTCAATAAAACCAGCAGACATTCCAATAGCACATACATTTTTAACAAAAAGTTTATCGTGAATACCTACTCTCATTTTTAATTTTTTAAACTCTAAATCATTTTTTTTTAAATGTTTTTTAAATTCTTTTAAAGCATCTTCATCCGAAATGTATTTATCTGAATAAACATAACCAGTACCAATTCTACTCCAAAGAGGTATAGTCCATACCCAACCATTATTAATAGCTTCACAATTAGTATAAGGAACTAATTGTTTTTTTTTATTTGTATAAGGTAGCTTAGTTGCCCATGCAGAATTATTAGGCAACATATCTTCATAACTTTTAAAAGGTTCTTTTAAAGTTTCACCTAGTAAAAGTGATTTCCAACCAGTGCAATCTATAAATAAATCTGCCTTTAAAGTTTCTTTTGCATCAGTTACAACTTTTTCTATTCCGTTTTTATTTTGATGTATTTTAATTATACTTCCTATTTTAATTTTTCCACCGATTTGTATAAATTTTTTCTTTAGCCAATTAGCAAATAAAGTTGCATCAAAATGATAAGCTACATCTTTTTTAAAAGAATATCCTTCTAAACCCACAGTTATATTTTGAGTATCAGTTAATATTTTATTTTTATTTACTAAAGACATTATTGGATAATGCATATCAGCGTAATTAGAAATAAGTGTTTTAGGATATAATATTTTTTTAAAATACCAATCGTTCAACTTAGCTTTATTCCCTTCTGTAACAGGTTGTCCAAAAGGATAATGAAAACCACCATCTTTTTTACTGTAAAAATTTTCAAACCGAATACTCATTTTATAAGAAGCATTACACTCTTTCATAAAATCATCTTCAACTATGCCTACTAAAGCAAGCCACTGATTAATATGACCTAAAGTGCTTTCACCAACTCCTACTGTAGGTATATTTTTACTTTCTATAAGTGTTACATTTTTTTTAGGAAATAATTTTTTAAGTGTATAAGCAGACATGACACCTGCACTACCACCGCCTACTACTAATATATTTTTCATAATATTTTATTTAAAAGGAGGGCCAGTGACCCATCCTACTAAAGAATTTCTTTCTCCTTTGGTAACTTTTTTTACTTGATGTAAAACATAACTTGGAAATACAAGTAAAGTTCCTTGTTCTTTTAATAAAGTTGTTTTTTTACTTGATAAATGTAAATTAAAATCTCCACCTTTATATTCTTTTGGATTAGATAATTGTAAAGAAAAAGATAATTTTCTTATAAGCCCTTTAAGAGAGGTTTTATCCATGTGTTTATCGTATTTACCATTAGGAGCAACATAGTTTGTAAATTGTAGTCCTTCCTGTAATCCCCATAAATCAAAATTAAAAAAATTTTTGTTCATTTCTAATAATAATGAAGTTAATCTTTTAAATATAAATTCTGTTTCTTCACATGGAACTAAAAATATTATATTTGTTTCTCTTATTTTTTCTTCAATTATTGATTTATTTTTTTTTTCTAAAATTCCTGCTTTTTGTAAATTATATGATTTAGCAATTTTAATAATTTTTTCACATTCTTCTTTTGTAAAAGAATTTTTCCAATACGCCCAATCATTTACTGTTTCTGTTTGGAACGACCAACAAGTACTTGGCATCATAGCTTTCATATTTTTTATGTATTATATATATACATAATTTTTATAAACGTCAATATTAACAAATAAAAATTAATTTTGTACCCATTTTTGTTGACTTTCATTCCAAAAATAACCCGTTTCATTTGGTCTTGCTGTAGGGGGTTCCCATCTACCTGTGTTTTGATCTAAGGTCCAACTATCATAAATTTGTGGATCTGCAAAAGCATTTCTATCTGGGTCGTATACACCGCCTACTGCTGCTTTTGTTCTTCTAAATACTTTTGATTGATCTGAATGTGGTGTACTAGAATTAACTTGATAGTACACACCATACTTAGTGTTATATGAAGTTTGTTTCCAATTAGTATTTGAGCCAAATAAAGATTTTAAAAAAGCTATTCCTTTATCTTCACTTTCATTTCCATCATCTAATAATTCATTATCATGAACGGATAAAGTTCTTAAAACAACATTATTATCATTTAATTCTGCAAAAGTTGCCATTATGCTGTATAACTCCCTGTCCCTGTAAATTTAAGAATTTTGAAATCTCCACTTGTAGTAACCGTTGGTGATCCTGTTACAGTAGTAGTATAACTTGCAGTTGGAACTTTTAAAATAACAACTCCTTTGCCACCTGATCCTCCTATCCCATTATGTTGAGGTGCCTGTCTTTCAGCTCCACCGCCGCCACCTCCAAGATTTGCTGTTCCTGGTTGACCAGGACCAACTGATCCAGTTCCACCACCTCCGGATCCTCCAGATCCGCCTGATCCTCCTGGGTGAGAACCCCCTCCGCCACCTCCAGCGTAAGTTACCGATGATCCTGTTATTGAATTTGCTGATCCATTTCCTCCAGCACCCCCTCCAGGGCCACCTCCATTACTACCAGCTTGTCCGGCACCTCCGCCGCCTCCGCCGCCATAACCTGGAGCAACGTGAAAACCATTTCCTCCAGCTGTTCCTTCAGCTGGGCTATAGCCTCCTTCATTTCCTGCTCCTCCTGCACCTACTTGAGGTGCACTTCCTCCTCCACCTGATCCACCATTAGTGACTGAAGAATTGGTTCCTCCTGGTCCACCACCAGTTGAAGAAAGCGTAGTAAAACCTGTTCCTGCAAACGAAGAATTACTTCCTTTTGCTTGTCCAGATCCACCATCACCAACAGTTACTGTATATTGTACTCCTGGTGTAATTGCATTATCTGCAAGATTTCTAAATCCTCCAGCTCCGCCGCCACCGCCGTGACAACAATTTGCACCGCCACCACCTCCAGCAACTAAAAGTATATCTATATTATATGGAGCAGCACCTGCTGTTCCTCCACTACCAAAACCTAAACTTCTATATCCAAACATAATTTATTTTCCCTATGCATCATTAGCTGCATCAGTTGTAAAAAATATTTTAATACCATGTAATCTCATGTCACCTGCCATATCATCATTACCATCAGATACATCTCTACCTATTCTAAAATAACAAAGATCATTATCTGCTGGAGTTCCGGCAATTGTTACTGCACCACTTTCAGCAGTAACTAATAATTCTTCAACAGCTCCTTGTGCATCATCTGTAACAACTACAGCTGATCCATAAGCAACATCAATAGTTTCATTATCATTCATTGCAACACCTTCTAAGGATATAGCAACACCTGTAGTAGCCGCTAAACCAGACCAAAAACATTGAAAAGTAATCGTGCCTAAATTCCATGACTTAGGAAATGCTACTGCAAATTGTGCAAACTCATCACTGTCTTTATCAAAATCTAAAACAACCATATCAGGTCTTCCTGATGTAGTTTCTACTGATGTTACCGAAGCACATCCATTACTTTCAGTCGGTGTCATAGCGTTTGCAGGAATCCAAATAGTTTCTTTTCCAGCTTCTTTTAATGTTCCAACTCCATCTAATTTATTTATTTCTGTAGCTGTTGATGTAACATTAGTGCCAGCAAGTGAAAAAGTTCCACTTATATCACAAGTACCATTAATATCTATTGCAGTCGCTGTTAAATCTATTTCATCAGTTGCACCTATAGATAATACTGTTCCACTACTACCTTGTATAAATTGACTAGCATCATTAAACATAAGTTTATTTGTGCTGTTTAAAGTTAATCCAGTATCATTAGTATGTGTTAAAGTAGCGTCAGAACCTGCACCAAAAACAAGAACTGCTGAGTCAGATAATAATTTAAGGTCATTACCTATTATAGTATCTTTGGCTACACTTAAACCACCGTCAGTTTGTAATGATCCATCTGTTGTAGACGTTGCATCTGTAGTATCATCTGTTTTTAAAATACCACCAAAAGTACCAGTTCCAGAACCTGCTAAGTTTCCAACTACATCAATTAATGTAGCAGTTAATTCTATTTCATCAGTAGCAGCGATATCTAATACTGTTCCACTTGCACCTTGTATAAATTGAGTAGCGTCATTAAAACATAATTTGTTTGTAGAGTTTAAAGTTAATCCTGTACCATCTGTGTGAGTTAATGTTGTATCTCCATCTGCGCCAAATTTTAATACTGCAGAATCTGAAATTAAACTTAAATCATCACCAACTGTTAAATCTGTTGCAACCTTAACTGTTGTATCATCATCTAAAGTTAATACTGTTGTTCCATCGTATTGTTTAAATATTAAATCATCGCTATCTACACCAAGTTGAATTACTTGAGCACCTGCAGTACCATCCATATCTAATGTTAATTGTAATGTTCCTGCATCTTTAAATTCTACATTTCCACCTGCTGCATCAATAACAATATCATCACCAGAATCTATTGTAACATCTGCTGATGTGCTTCCATTACCAAGTGTGACTGCAGCGTCACCTGCTGCAATATCATCTGCTGCTACACTTGAAGCTGTAACACCACTTTGAAAATATGTTTTAAATGTAGCGGCAGTTGTCAATCTCATTGTACCACTATCATTTGTAAGAATTCCATCTGCATCTGCAACAGCAGTTGTTCCTGTTGAAGCACCACCATCTATTAAATTAATCTCTGCTGCGGTTGCTGTTACATTAGTTCCACCAATATCTAAAGTTGTTACAGATATTTCACCTGCAACTGTTGCAATACCATCGGCTAAAGTTATTAAATCTGTATCATCAGTGTGACCAATAGTTGTTCCATTAATAATTACATTATCAACTGTTAAAGTTGTAAGTGTGCCAACCGATGTAAGGTTTGGCATTGCTGTAATTTCATCGTCAAAGTATGCAGCTAAATCTGTAACTGCAACTTGAACCATTGTACCATTATCATTTAATACAACTCTGTCTGCATCTGCAATTGTTGTAGATGTGGCTGATGTACCACCATCAACAATGTTTAATTCTGCGGCTGTTGAATCCACAGCTGCAAGTTTAGTAAAATCTGCTTGTATTAATCCAGATACTCCATCTAACAAATTTAATTCTGCGGCTGTTGATGTAATTGCTGTGCTTCCAAAAGTAAGTCCGCTTTCTGGCACAACAATACTACTACCTGATTGTGCTGTAAAAGTATTTGCAGTAAATTGAAAATCATCTGCTCCTGCAATTTTAATATCTATTTGATCATCTGTGTCTGCTGTAATAGTTGTATCACCATCAGCATCTAAAACTAATTCTCTTCCTTCTATGTC